GATTAAATCAGTTCTTTGCTTTGATGGAATTGAATGCCAATAAACACCATTAAATTCTATTGCTACTCTTTTTTCGGGTATCCATATATCTAATTCTAAACCATATTTTCTTTTATTAGTTTTATTAAAGATTGTGGTTCTATCATTTTCTATTATAGCACCATTATATATTGATTTAACATATTCTAATACTTCTCGTTCTTGTGATGATTTTTGTTCTATTGAATTGCAGATAGGGCATCTTTGTTTTTCTCGAAAATTTCCATATCTCATTTTGAATATATGTCCTTTTGGGCATTGAATATTTAAAGGGGTATGTTGATTTTTATATTCTGATGGTAAGAGCTTGTAACCTTCAACATTTATTATTTCTTCTAATTCTTTCCATGTTTTTAAACAATATTTACCAGCTTTGTTTTGATGATAGCACATTTTACATCTTGAACCGATAAGAAATCTTGTAAAAGTTGTTTTGAATGGTGGATGTTTTTCATCTGGGCATGATACTATAATATTCTTACTATATGATTTTTCATAAGGTGATAATAATGAATATTCTTCTTTCTCTAACGTCTGTTTTACATATTCTTCAGTATATTTTTCATTCGATTTTGCTCTTTTAATTTTAGCACATATTGGGCACCTATGATTATGTTTAAAGTTCCAGAATGTCATTTCAAATTTATGGCCTTCTGGACACATCATTTTCATTTTAGTAATAACATTTTTAAATTCGGATAAGTGAACATATCTTTCTTTTTTTATATAATCATAAATATATTCCTTTTTATAAGCCATAACACCACCTGTTTTTTTAGAAATATACTGTCATGAACAGTTATTGTAAACTATTATTCATTAATGTTTACAATGTTTATTTATAATGTTATAAATATGATGGTGGTATTGTATATTATGATTGAGATATTCGAGAAGTCATTAAGAAACGAAGGATATAAACTTTTATCTCGTGATTATAAAAATGCCAAAGCTCCTTTACCTATTAGATGCCCAAATGGTCATGTAACCGAAATGAGATGGAATGATTTTCAACAAGGACATCGTTGTAAATATTGTGCTAATAATGTAAAATATGAAAAAAGTAATGTATTTAAATATTTTAATGAATATGGATATATAGTAGTATCAAATGAATATGAAAACACAAATAAAAAATTAAAAGTTATTTGCCAAAATAAACATGAATGGGAGGTTTCTTTTAAGAGATTTAAAAATGGTGTTAGATGTCCTTATTGTAATGGTAATGCTAAAAATACAACTGAAAATGTTAGAAAAATACTTGAAAATGAAGGATATGAATTATTATCAGAATATATAAATGCTATTACTAAATTAAAGATGAAGTGCCCAAAAGGACATTTAATTTTTATGCGTTATAATAATTTTCAACAGGGGCAGAGATGTTCTTATTGTAATGGTGGAGTAAAATTTACAAACGAGTATGTGAAAGAATATATACAAAAAGAAGGTTATGTTTTATTAACACCATATAAAAATGCTTTATCTTATATTACACTTAAATGCCCCAATGGTCATGAATGGAAAACAAAATGGAACTGGTTCAAATCAGGTCAAAGGTGTTATTGTAATAATAAAATTAATAAATCTAAAGCTGAAGAAGAAATAATAAATTATATTAAAAACTTTTATAATGGAACTATAATAAATGGTGATCGAACACTTATTAAAAATCCATATACTAATAAAATGTTAGAATTGGACATATGGATGCCTGAAAAAAAGATAGCAATAGAATTTAATGGTGTTTATTGGCATTCAATAAGAGATGTTATGAATCGTGATAAAATAAAAAGGGAATATTGTGATAATAATGAAATAAGATTATTGATAATTGATGAGCAAAAATGGATAACAAATAAAGAAAATTGTTTAAATTATATAAAAAATGAAATATTAAGGGGTTAAAAAATGTCAAAAGATTGTGAAAACATTGAAAAAATTAGTAATTTTTTAAATGAAAATGATATACCTTTTACTGTAAACAAACCAGATGGTAATGATACACAATGTATTTTTACAGTAAAAGGTCTTAATGATAAGATTATAGAGATAAGATATGTTAATTCATATGTATATAAAATGGATTATAGTAAGAGATTTGGTATAAAAGGCATTAAACACAGTTATTTTATTGATATTTCACATGAAAATGCTGATAATGGAATAAGAACGATATGGATAAAAGATTTTGAAATAAATGAATGTTATGATATAAAAGAATCTAATGGTAATATAATAAAAAATTATCCGAGAAAATGGGAAGTATTAAAATCATATATAAAAACAGCTGTTGGAAAAATACAAAATAGAATATATGCAAGAGAATGTGAAATAGGAATAGTTTCAAATAAAGAACTACGACCTTTTCTTGAACTTAATTGTTTCTATGGTTATAGGCCAGCCAATAAAAATATAGGTCTTTATTTAAAGAAAGATAAAGAACCATTTAAAAAAGGAACTTTGGTTTATGTTTATACATTTGGAAGTGCGTTTTATAATCATAATAAACCAGGACAGTTGGAAATTATAAGAGTTGCAACACTTCTTAATACACAAGTAATAGGAGGGGCTAGCAAATGTATTAAATATTTTTTAGAAAATTATCCAATAGTTAAAATAGGTAAGAATGATGTTGAAGTTAAATCGTTGTTATTTTATGTAGATGCAGACCATAATTCTGCTCAAAGTATGGAAACACTTGGTTTTGATTTTGTATCATGGAAAGGAAATGGATTTATAAATGTTTATACAGATACAGGTAAAACCTTTCAAAGAAAACCAATGATTCATAAACAAATAATGAATTTAATGTCAGAAGGCAAAGTATATTCAGTTGCAAATTCAGGAACTATTGTTTATAAATTAGACAAACAAAAATGGTTAGATATACATTCCAAATAACGATCAATCTCACTGGCGGTTATAGATCGCATCGGAATTACTGTCTGGTGCAGTGCCTTATTATGTAAATAATAATCATATTATGTAAATTTTTAGTTTACATAATGGTAAATTGTCAATCAAGAATTATCTAAGAAAGCTGATAACTAATTATACTGTCTTTTTTCATAGTGTTAACTATAATATTTTTCTTTATAGATTGTCAAATGTATTTTAGAATTTTTTAAAAGTATAACAAATGCAATATATTTCCCCGCCCCCTCAGATAAATCTATTATAACGCATTTTTGAAAAATGTAAATTATTAAAAATATTATTTTACATTTTAAGGTTATTATGATAATATGTTTTATAAATAAGTCGTAGAGAAGGGAATATATGTCAGAAATTGATTTACAAAGGCTACAGGAAGAATTTGGTGTTATACAAGAACCCATTGAAGTAGAATATAATATTCCCGAAGAACAAATAACACCAGATAGGGTTTTACAAGAAAATGTTGTAAAAGCTAATTTGATTTTGGATCGCATTATAAATGAAATGGAAAATGGAAACTTTAGTGCTCGTATGGCTGAAGTAGCGGCAAAAGTAGTAGAATCAATAACAAATATAGCTTCTGTAATGGGAAATATCAGTAATCAATTTGCTGATTTACAAACCAAGCTAGAAATGATAAAATTAAAAGAAAAACAAATACAATTACAAGAAAGAAAAATAACCAATATTAATAAAATAGGAAATCAAAATATATTAGTTACTAATAGAGAAGATTTATTGAAACTCCTTAAAGGTGAAAATAAATTAATTGAAAATGTTAAAGGAGAAGGAGAATATGATGAACGGAACCCCTGATTTTAAACAAATTATTTTAGATCAAAGATCAAAATTAAATAATTCTGAATGGGAAGGAACAACATTAGATTATTTGTATCTGGTAAAAGAATCACCAGAAATTGCACAATTTGCACCGGGTCGTATTTATAATATGATTATGAAATATGGTGTAGAGGATATACCGGACGAATTGAAAACACGTTCTTACGATGATATGGTTCGATATAAATTTTTTGATAATAAGATTTATGGAATTCTCGAACCAATCCATGATCTCATGCGTTTCTTAAAAGCATCAGCTCGTAGAACAGAAACGGGAAAACGAATTCTTATTATGGTTGGTCCTGTATCTTCAGGTAAATCAACTATTGCTTCCCTTATTAAAAGGGGATTGGAAAATGATGATACACCTATATATTCTATTAAAGGATGTCCAATCAATGAAGATCCACTTCATCTTATTCCTTTAAATGATCGTCCTTATTGGGAAAACCAGCTCGGTGTAAAAATTGAAGGTCATCTATGTCCAGTTTGCCAGATGATGGTGGATAATGAATATACTGAAAATGGACACGTTAAATGGGAAGATGTTTCTGTTGTTAAAACATTTTTCTCTGAACAGAGGCGAAAAGGTATTGGAACATTTGCTCCTTCTGATGTAAAAAGTCAAGATGTTACTGAGCTTATCGGTCGTGTCAATATGTCTAAAATGACACGGTATGGTGAAACTGATCCTCGTGCTTATGAATTTAATGGTGAACTTCAGGTTGCCAACCGTGGTCTTATTGAATATATTGAAATTTTGAAGGCAGATGTAAAGTTTCATTATATTCTTATTCCTGCTGCTCAAGAACAATTAATTAAATCACCTGGATTCCCTCAGATGTATATTGATACACTTATTCTTGGGCATACAAATCAAGTGGAATTTGATTCTTTTAAAAGTGAAAAGAAAAATGAAGCTCTACATGATCGTATCTATCCTATCTATGTTCCATGGAATTTGAGAGTAGATGATGAAGTAAAAATCTATGAAAAACTTATTAAAGAATCCGATTTTCGTAATATTCATATCGCTCCTTATACTCTTAAGCTGGCTGCGCAATTTGCCATTCTTAGTCGTTTAACACCTTCAACTAAAGTTTCCAGCTTGGTTGAAAAGATGAAGATTTATAATGGTGAAATTACAGAAGAAATGAGGAAACAGGAGGTTGATGTTAGAGCCCTTCGTGAAGAAGGAAGAGCAAAGGGGGAAGGACTTACAGGAATCAGTCCACGATTTATTATCAATGCTCTTAATGTAGCATTGGGTATGAAAGAAGATAAACAGTGTATTAATCCTATTGATCTTATTCGTTCTTTGAGAACAAATTTTGATCATCAGATGGGTATTGAAGATAAAGATAAAGAAAGATATTTGGCAATGTTGTTAGGTGAAAAAGAGTCTGTAAGTGCTGAGTTTAAAGATATTGCTCGTAAAGAAGTAAATATGGCATTTATTTCTGCTTATGAAGAACAAGCACAATCATTATTTGATAATTATATGATTAACGCTTCCGCTTTTTGTCGTAAAGAAAAGGTTCAGGATATGTTGACTGGTGAATCAAGTGATCCTGATGAAAAACTTATGAGGCAGATTGAAGAGCTTATTGGTGTTCCTGTTAATAGTAAAATGGAGTTTAGGCAGGGTCTTTTTGTTCATAAGGCTTCTTTGTTGGAAAGGGGATTGCCTTTTACATTTAAAGACTATGCTCCTTTGAAAGATGCTATTGAAAAGTTTTTAATTAAATCATTGAAAGACCTTGTTAATCTTACATTGGCTAATAAAGCAGCTACAGATGAAAAAACAAAGAAACGAAGACAGGATGTTTTTGATAGACTTATTACCAAAGGATATTGTGAACACTGTGCTAATACACTTCTCCAATTTATTAGTGAAGTGTTGCGAAAAGAATCTTAATGAACATTACGAATGAATGTTAAAAATAAAAAATGCCCCTTTAGGGGCATTTTTTATTTACAGAAATAGATAAATATGATATTATACATATAAAAAATGAGGAAATATAGATGAGTATAGTAGATCATAAAGAGTGGGATTTATCTGGTCGTTCTATAAGGGATTCACAACGCCATAGAAATAAAATTGATGAACATATACGCAAAAATGTTAAAGATGTTATTGCTGAAGAATCAATAATTAGTCGTAAAAGTGGTAAAACAGTAAAGATACCTGTTAGAGGATTGAAGGATTATCGTTTTGTTTATCGTTCATCAAATGGTAACAAAGCTGGCGCTGGTCAAGGACCAGCAAATCCTGGTGATGTTATTGGTAGAAAACAAAAAGATCAACAAGGTAAAGATGGAAAAGCTGGAAATCAACTTGGTGATGACATTATTGAAACTGAAGTTGATATTGATTATCTTATCAAAATAATGTTTGAAGATTTAGGATTACCTTATATTGAAGAAAAAATAAAAACAGAACAACTTATTCCTGTTGGTTGGAAGTTTGATTCCATATCTAAAGTTGGAACAAGGCCAAGGATTCATAAGAAAAAAACATTGATTGAGTCTATTAAAAGAACAGCCTTGTATGTATCTGAAATAATTAACGAAACTGGATGTTCCGAGGATGATGCTTATCGGTCTCTTGTTCAATCTTTTGGTGATTTAGAAGAAGCAATAAAAATTGTTAAAGATTGTAAGGTTGATCCAAATGTAAATCCAGATGATATATTTATTGAAGATGATGATTTGAGATTTAAGCAGATTGAAGAAGAAATGGAGCCTCATTCTAACTGTGTTATTTATGCTATGATGGATACATCAGGTTCTATGAGTACTGATAAAAAATACTTAGCAAGGTCTTTTTTATTCTGGCTTGTTCAATTTTTGAAAAAATCATATAATAATGTAGCTATTGAATTTATTGTTCATACAACAGAAGCAAAAGTTGTTGATGAAGATACTTTCTTCAAGAAGGGAGAATCGGGTGGAACGTATTGTCATACTGCTTTTGATTTAGCGTCATATCTTATTGAAACAAAGTATTCCATTGATATGTGGAACCAATATGTCATTTATTGTAGCGATGGTGAGGATTTTGATACAAATAAAACCATTGATTCAATAAACACGATACTTTCTAAAGATATTAACATGCTTGGATACCTTGAAATAATACCATCTTCATATCCTACATATGAAAATTCTCAAAGTCTTTTAGATAAAATATGTAAAAGTTTTAATTTTAAAATTTCAACAGAAAATGGTAAAAATTATTATAAAGATGTAGATAAACATATTTTAGCATGTAAAATAACAAGTAAAGATGATGTTTATCCAGCATTGAAACACTTATTATTTACACCAAAGAAGGGAAATTGATAATGAATAAAAGTGATTTAAACAGATTATCAAAAATTGAAGATAGGATAGTTCAAATAATAGAAGATGATTTGAAAATAGAATACGTCCCTATTGAATGGGATGTAATACCATATCAAAAAATGCTTGAAATAATGGCTTATAGAATCCCCACAAATATTAGTTCTTGGAAATTTGGAAGGGATTATGAAAAACAAAGAACCATTTATGAAAATCTTGATAATAATATACCATATGAAGTAATCATTTTTTCAAATCCAGCAAGAGCGTATTTAATGAATACTAATCCATTTGCTGTTCAAGTATTAGTAATGGCTCATTGTTTTGGACATTCCGCCATATTCAAGATGAACAAATGGTTTAGTAATAATAGATATGATATAATGGATTTAATGTTTAATGCATCTGTTCGTTTTAATGAATATGAAAAACTATACGGCATTGATAAAGTTGAAAGAACTATTGATGCGGGTCATTCCATTCAATGGCATTCTAGTCCTTTTGAAACAGAAACAGAAGAAGAACGAAAGAAAAGGGTATTTGAACAGAAGAAAAAAATAGCAAGGATTGAATATTCCAAATATGGTGATTTAGTAAAATCAAATAAACCAATTGGAGATGATGAATATAATAGAAGACTTTGGGAAAAAATTAAAACAACATCACCAGTTGAACCAATAGAGGATATTTTGAGATATATTATTGATAATTCTAAAATACTTGATGATTGGCAGATTGATATACTTGAAACACTCAGGAGTGAAGGACAGTATTATTGGCCAATGATAAAAACTAAAACAATAAATGAAGGATTTGCAACTTTTGTGCATCAGTTTGTAATGGAAAAACTTTTTAATGAGGGGTTATTAACAAATGATGAACATGGTCAATATAATTATTCTAATTCTCTTGTAAAAGCAAAAAGATATGTAAGTCTTAATCCTTATCATATAGGTTGTGGAATTTTTGAAAATATTCGTGATAGATGGGATAAAGGACGCCATGGATTTGAATATGAACAATGTAAAAACAAAAAACAAAAAGAAGAATGGGATACTAAAGATGGTAAAGGTCTTGATAAAATTAGAGAAGTTATAAGGTCTTATACTGATTGGTTTTTTATGCAAGATTTTTTAACATCAGAGTTAGTTCATGAACTTGATTTATACATATATCAAGTAGTAGATCAAGGAAATTACTATGATTATATTGTAACCGATCATACCGCAGAAGAAGTTAGACAAATTATTATAAATAGTTATGCACATAGCGGTATTCCAAAGATTGAAATACTTAATGGTAATTATAATGATAATGGAAGTTTATATATGATTCATAGATTCGCAGGAGCGCCTTTAGATAAAGGATATGCTGTTGAAACAATGCGTCATATTTGTCATCTTTGGGGTCGTCCTGTTATCCTTGAAACAAAACAAGACAATAAAGATATTATTTTTAAAGTGGAAAAGGATGACAAAATAGGATTTAATGTTACCCATAGCGTAGCAAATCCATTAGATCAAAATTATTTTATCATATAAATATATAATTATCATCTTTATAAAGAGCCTCAATAGTTTATAAATAGCTATTGAGGTTTTTTTATTGCGATTAGGAGGTATAATCTGTGGGTTTAAAATATGATGATTATATTAAAAAACCATTACAAGAGCATGAATATACTCTTGAAGAGGTTAGAGAACTCAAAAAATGCTCAGAAGATATATGGTATTTTTTTAAATATATAAAAATAGTCCATCCAGATAAAGGAAGATTGTCGTTTGATCCATATTTATATCAAAAAGAAATGATAAATCTAATAGTTAATAATAGATTTACTATTTTTTTATTATCAAGGCAGTCTGGAAAATCTACAACAGTTGCTAGTTATGCTTTATGGTATGCTATATTTAACAGTGATAAAACAATTGGTATAGTATCAAATAAACAAGTATCAGCTATTGATATATTACATCGTATCAATATAATGTATGAAGAATTACCAGTATGGTTAAAACCAGGTGTTAAATCTTTAAGTAAAATGTTTATTGAGTTTGATAATGGAACGCGAATTATGGTTTCAGCCACTTCATCAGATGCTTTTCGTGGTAGAACAATAAATGTGTTAATTGCTGATGAATATGCTTTTGTTAGAAAACATATTGCTGATGATTTTTGGTCAGCCAACTATCCAACTATTTCAGCTTCGGAAGAAGCTAAAATTATAATAGTATCAACACCTAATGGTGTTTTTAATCAGTTTCATACAATATATTCACAAGCAGAACGTAATGAAAATGAATTTAAATGTTTAAAGTTTGATTGGAGAGTTGTTCCGGGTAGAGATGACAAATGGGCTGAAATACAGAAAAAAAATCTTGGTTTAAGAAGGTTTAAACAGGAATATGATGTTGAATTCTTGGGATCAATCGCAACTGTTATTGATCCACAATGTTTAGAAACATTGTATACATTGACTCAAGAACCAGTTGAAACACAACTTGATAATAAGTTCTTGATATATGAAAAACCAGATAAAAAAAGTACATATATTATTGGTGTTGATACGGCTAAGGGAACTGGTGAAAATTTTTCAGTTATACAAGTGTTAAAAATTATTTCAATGAAGCCTATAAAAATGATTCAAGTAGCAAAATATAGGGATAATACAATTGATGTATATAAGTTTTCAGAAGTTATTAATAAAATATCATATTATTATAATAGTGCATATATAATGGTTGAAAATAATGCTGAAGGAGCTGCAGTCGTAAGTAGGATATGGTGGGAATTTGAAAATGAAAATCTTGTTAATAGTGGTTCAAAAAGTACTGATCTTGGTATAAGAGCTACAACAAAAACTAAACCTAGAGCTGTTCTTCTTATGAAAAAACTTATTGAAGATGGTTCTTTACTTATAACAGATTATGATACTGTATCTGAATTATCAAGCTTTATTGAACAAAATAACAGATTTTTCGGTAAAGATACACATGATGATTGTGTATCTGCTTTATATTGGGCTTGTTTTACATTAGAAATGGGGATTTTTGAAGAAACATATGAATTAAAAAAAGATGATAATGAAGAAGATGCTTGGGGTATCCTTTCAGATGTTGAACCAAGAGAAGATTTTTCTTGGATTACTAAAGATTTTCAGTATAAATAGATAATAGGGAGAATTAAAAAATATGAAAAAATCTAATTTAGTAGAAAAGATAAAGCGTCGTCTTGGTTTTCCAATGGTAAAAATAGAACTTGAAGATGCAACTATACAGGATAATATTGATTATTCAAGACAAAGATTTATTAAATGGGCAGTAGGACAGGCAACACAAGAAACATATTATACATTAATGTTATCAGGTGGTGTTAGTACTTATGATCTACCAGGTGATGTTATTGATGTTATAGCATATGATACACAGCCTTATGGTGGTGTAAATCAACTTTTCACAATTAGTAATTATATGTATAATGCAGGTATGTTCGATCAGATGTTAGGTCGTGGTGGTATAGGTGGTAAACCAACATCAGAATTTACAATAGTATCATATCATATAGCTCGTGACTTTCTTGAAACATTAAAACGATATGTAGTTGACACATATACATACAAATATCATAGATATACCAATACATTAGAAATAATGCCAACCCCACCATTAAGTGGATCATATATAACAGTAGATGGTATAACATATGATAGTCCCGGTTATATTCTATTGAGATGTTTTACACTAGAAGGAACTGATGAAGATTTATATGATAATATGTGGATATTTGATTATGCAACAGCATTATCAAAGCAGAATCTTGGCTTAATAAGAAGAAAATTTGGATCATTTCAAGCTATTGGTAACATGAATGTTCAAATGGATGGTGATGCTTTGATGTCTGAAGGTAAAGAAGAAATCGAAAAACTTGAAGAACAGCTAAGGAATGAAGAACCCTTTGAAGGTGGTTGGATAATGCAAGGCTAAGTTTTTCAATAAAGGATAAATAATGAAGAAGCTGACATATGAATATGTCAAAAATAAGATTGAAAAATATGGATATAAATTAATATCTGACAAATATATAACATCTAAGGAATTACTTGAAGTTTCTTGCCCAAAAGGGCATCAATATAAAGTTACATATGGTAATTTCTATCAGGGTAAGAGATGCATGTTATGTAATATTGAAAAATCTCGAAATAATATAGAATATGTGAAAGAAATTTTAGCTATTGATAATTATACACTATTATCAGAAAAATATATAAACAATGTATCTAAAATAGAGGTTCAATGTAATAAAAATCATCAACCATACATTACAACATTTAACCATTTCACCAATGCTAAAATTAGATGCCCAGAATGTAGCAAGCAACAAAGATATTCAAAAGAAGAAAAAAAGGTTGTTAATATTATTAAAAAGTGTTTGAAAGATGTTGCCATTATTGAAAATGATAGGTCAATGATAAGAAATCCCATATCAGGATACCCATTAGAGCTTGATATATGGATACCATCAATGCGGAAAGCTATAGAGTTCAATGGAGAATATTATCATAATGATGTTGATACATTATATAGGGATAAAGTAAAAAAAGAATATTGTGATAAACAAAATATAGACTTGTACATTATATGGCATAATGAATGGAAAAAGAACCAACAATATGAAATGAAAAGATTAAAAAACTTTCTTGGAGATCAATAATGCCACGACTTCCTAATGCCGGTTTAACAAAACCTAAATGGACATTATATGATTTACAGTTTAATCAGGAACATAACCTTATTCAAAGTTATCTGATGGAGTTTACTGATATAGCTGGTATTGAAGTTGAATATTGGCGTAGAAACACCGATATTCCTTATGATCCACTTTATGGTGAACATACTAACACAACATATGATGATCCCATAGAAACAAAAGTTTTATATGATGTAGGTGAAGAACCAAATTTATGGAGTAGTTTTGGTATGTTTGGTGGTGATATAATAACATGTCATATACCAATAGGAACATGGAATCGTGATATATCACAAACACTTAAGCCAAATATTGGGGATGTTATTTATATTAAATGGTTGGATCGTGAATTTGAAGTAGTTCATGTTGATGATGATGACAGAATATTTCAGCTAAAGAAAATGATATACATTCTAGTATTGAGACCATATAGATTTTCCGAACAGTCAGCAACTGCAACTGAAGTTTGCACTGAAACTGTTCCAATGTCTGGATATGGTGATAATGAATGGATTGAAGAACAGAGTGATACTATTGATTCATATAGTGATGTAGATGATAGTATATATCTAAGATGAAACGAAAATTATTAACAACAGAAGATGTTAGAAAATACTGTGAATCAGTAGGATTTAAATTACATGGTAAATTTGTAAAATCATCTATAAAAATAGATGTCGAATGTCCTTTTGGGCATAGAAGATTAGTAAGATTTGCCGATTTTAAACGTAAAACTAGTTGTCCAGTATGTAATGGTGTTGCTAAGATAACTATACCGGAGATAGAAGAACTACTTAATACTAGAGGATATAAACTTATAGAGTATTATGGAAGTAAGAAGATATTAGTTCAATGTGATAAAAACCACAATCCTTATATTACAACAGTCCCAAGATTCAGAAATGGACATGGGTGCCAAATATGTTATAATGAACGGTCGAATCAAACAACTAGACATAGGATAGATAATGTTAAAGAATATTTTGAGCAAAAGGGATATAAATTATTATCAACATCTTATAAGAATAATCGGCAATTGCTTGATGTTATGTGTCAAGATGGTCACTATATAAAAATGAGATACAATGACTTTCAACAGGGTCATAGATGCCCATTGGATAAACAATCTGGTCCAGAGAAAGAAATTGTTAATTTCATAAAAACTTTATATAAAGGTGAAATCATTGTTGGTGATAGATCAAATATCACCAATCAATATACTGGTTATAATTTAGAACTTGATATATGGCTCCCAGAAATAAATAAAGCTATTGAATATAATGGATTATACTGGCACAATCAATACATACAAATGAAACGTGATGAGATAAAAATTGAACAATGTAAAATAAAAGGTATTGAACTTTTAGTAATTACAGAAGATAAATGGCATCTTAATAAGGATAAACATTTTCAAGTAATAAAGAGCTTTATAACACAATAAAAAGTGATACTATTGATTCATGTAGTGATGTAGATAACAGTATATATTTGAGGTAATTATGAGTAAATTTGAAGAATATTTACAGAAACAGAATGAATCAATAGTACTTAGCTCCATAGCTGCTGGAACTATTGGTTATTATCTTTATCAAATAATAAAAGCATATAATGATCTTTGGTTATCATCTAAAAGAGATATAAAATCTGAAAGAAATGTAAAAGAATTTCTTAATCAAAATGGTTATAATGATCTTGGTTTTAAGTTATATACACTGAATATTGAAGGTGTTTCTAATGCTTTTACAATAGGTGATTATATATTTTTTACAGAAGAAATGTTAGCTGAAGATTTTACAAATGAAGAATTAATGGCTATTGCTATACATGAATATGGGCATTATCTTAAAAGACATACATACATTACATTTATAAGACGAAATGCTTTTATACTTCTCGCATTAACTATAGCTTCAGGTATGGGTAGTTTATTTTATTCTATAATGGCATTTTTCTTACTAATGAATGCTGGAAATATAACAAATACTATAATGTCAAAAGAAATGGAAATTGAAGCTGATAATATAGCAGTTAAACTAGGAATGGGTGATATACTTGTAAGTGCTTTGAAGAAATTATATTATCAACCAGAAAGTAAAATATCAACATTTATATATAAAATTTTATCATTTTTTGAAGAGCATCCATCTCTTGAAACAAGAATAAAAAAGATATTATTAGATATAAAAGTATATAAATATCCACAGTACGCACAAGAAAAAATAATAAAAGAATTGGGAGATGAAACTGTATGAGGGGATATTTTTTTCATAAAAGTATAAGACGTTCTCTAATACAGTTTTTAGACCTTTTTAGAACGATATATGTTGCAAGGTACGATAATAATGGATATGCAACAAAGATAATTCGAGTTCCATTAACTTTTGGACCAAAAGAAAAGGCATTTTATTGGAAACAATCCGGTGGTAAAAAAACAGATGAAATATTACCACTTATGGCTGCTAATATTACAGCTATTGATTTTGATGCTTCCAGAATGACAAATCGTGAACAAGATATTGTTATTAGTAGAGATTTAACAACAAAAAGTCTTAAAATGTTTAAAAATGCAATGCCTTATAACATGAGCATTAATTTGAACATATGGGCACTTCATATTGTTGATATTGATCAAATACTTGAGCAAATATTGCCATTTTTTGCTCCACATAATTTTATTAGAGTTTATTTTCCAGAACTTGATGCAAGAATGGATGTTAAGGTTGTTTTGAATAATGCAACGCCAGATGTTACAGAAGATATGGCTGAAGAAGATTGGAGAGTATTGAAATGGACAGTATCTTTTACTCTTCAAACATATGTTATGAGGCCACTTATTATAGGTACATCCACTGGAAGTGTTCCAGGTAGTGGTTCTTATAATGATTATGAAGAAATACCACCATCAGCTTCTGGAAGCTTACCTGGTCTTGGATTTAATATGGGTTCAGGTGGTGTTACTGTTATAAATTCTGGTATCGTTGAAAAAATATTAGTAAGATTCTTTTCTAATGATTCATCTTGGGAAGAACGCGGAACAGAAACAGTATTTACATCTGGTGCTGATACTACAGCTATAGAAAGTTTGTTTCTTGAAGGTCTTGGATATGATGAAGATGCTGCTATAATGTATAATTATGAGGTTTTTGGTGATGACTAATCTAAATAAAACAACATCTACTAATTATCAGCTTGGTATTCCATTATTACCAACTGAAAGAACATTAGATGCTACAAAAGAATTAGTACTAAATATATTTGGAACCATTATACCATCTGTATCACTTGATCAGTCAGAATCAAAATGGCAAGGAAATAAAATGTTATATCATGTTGGTGGTATGACATTTGATGTTTGGAACATACAATTTATTGTTGATTCACAATATAATAATTGGTCAATATTATTTAATTGGCTAACATCAATATCTAATAATTATAATATAGCGAGTAGCATACCATCAGAATATATGGTTGATTGTTCTTTAAAAATAACAGATAATTTTCAAAATACAGTATTGAAAATACTTTTTAAAAATGTGTGGATATTAAGCCTTGGTGAAGTTATGTTATCTCAAAGAGAAGGTGAATCACAAGTTGAATGTTCGGCTACTTTGGTATTTGATAGATATGAAATTGTTAAAATATAATAAAATATTTTTAATTAAAATAATATAAATAATACTAAATAGTATTGAGAACCATAATTAGGAGGATAAACATATGGCTTTTTATCTATCACCTTTGGTAGACGTAAATGAAATAGATTTAACTACCACAATACCAGCGGTAGCAACTTCAATAGCTGTAACTGTGCTTAGAAATACCTATAAGGGACCTGAAAGAAAGAAACAACTGATAACAAGTACTAATGATCTTATATCAATATTTGGAAAACCAACAACAGATTCATCTTGTTATCAAGATATTCTTTCGGCAGTGGGATTTTTGAGATATGGATCAGCTCTATATTGCACAAGAACAATGCCAACTTCAGCAACATTTGCTGGAACAAAAGCAGCATCTGGTGGTGCATCTTATTCGTTTACACCATTTACTACTGAAAATGCTTATAAATTAAGTGATTTTGAAAGCGAAGACCCTGATGAATTTGGAAACGAAATAACTGTTTCTGGTACATATCCGTTTTATTTAATTGCTTCTTCAAGAGGGGCTTGGGGGAATAATATTCGCGTAGCTTGTATAGATTATTCAACATATAGTGCAATTGCTTCTGGTGGAAATAGTTCATGGGATACATATTCTGTTTTACATGGAATTGATAGTCCACTTACTGATTCAAGAGATTTTCTTATTGTTGTTCAAGCAGTAAGTCAAGGAGATGAAGTAAAAGAAGCTAATTGGAAAACTGTTGAAATATGGAACGTTTCAACAGACCAAAATCGTATAAATGATGAAGGTCAGAAAAAATATGCTGAATCCATGATAAATGAATCATCACAATACATTAGAATATCAATGAATGAAGCAGCCCTTGATCAGGATATTAATATTGCAACATCAGCATGGCAAGTATTTGAAGGTGGTCAAGATAATAATGGTGATACTATAAGTGATGCACAGATTGAACTTGATTTTGACTTGTATAAAAATGCTGATGAAATAGATGTAAACATTTTTATAGATTCAAATAAATCAACAACTGTAAAATCATATATTGTAAGTATTGCAGAAGATCGTAAAGACAGCATTGCTATTCTTGATTGTTTGTCAACAGATGTTATCAATAATAGAGGAAATGAAACAGAAGCACTTCGTTCATATCGTAAAGATACATTGAATGAAAATACAAGTTATGCTGCTTTGTATGGTAATTGGCTTGAAGTATATGATAAATGGAATGGTCGTTATCGTTGGATTCCTGCTTCCGGTCATATTGCTGGTATATATGCAAATACTGATGATGTTTCTGATCCATGGTTCGCACCTGCTGGTTTGAACAGAGCACTTCTTGGTAATATCCGTAGGTTAGCTTGGAACCCAACAAAGGGTGAACGGGATATTCTATATAAAAATGGAATTAACCCAATCGTAAGTTTTGCTGGTCAAGGCAAATCAGTTTGGGGTCAAAAAACACTATTAGATAAAGAATCAGCATTTAATCGTGTTAATGTTCGTAGATTGTTCTTAGTTCTTGAAAAAGCAATTTCAACAGCAGCAAAATATTTCTTATTTGAACCAAATGATGATCTCACAAGACTGTTATTGGTTAATATGATTGATCCATTCTTGAGAGATGTTCGTTCTCGTAGAGGTATCTATGATTATATGGTTGTTTGTGATGAAACAAATAATACACCAGAAAGAATTGATCGCAATGAATTATGGTGTGACATTTATATTAAACCAACAAGAGCTGCAGAATTTATCGTTCTGAACTTCATCGCAACAAAAACAGGAGCTTCATTCACCGAGCTTATGGGAGCAGGTGCTTAATAGAATAGAGGAGGAATAACATATGCCAAAGTTTGATATAGATAGCTATAGAGCTAATTTTCAGGGAGGGGCAAGGGCTTATTTATTCTATTTCAAGCCTAACTTTCCAACTGCTATTGGTGGTGATACTGAAAAGGCTACTTATCTTGTAAGAGCAACAAATCTTCCAGATACTACATCAGAAGAAATTATGACTAATTGGCAAGGTTTTGATTTTAAAATGGCTGGTAAATACACATATTCTGATTGGACTGTAACATTTAATGTTGATCGAGATGCAGCAATACAGCAAATGTTCCATAATTGGGCTGCTCTTATTCATGACCCAACAACTAATATTTACAGCGCACCAACAGTATATTTTGCCGATCAACAACTTGAACTTCTTGATTTGAATAGTCAGCCGATATTAAAATATAAACTAGTAGGTGCATGGCCTAAGAATATTGCTACAGCTACACTTGATTATAGTAATAGTGATGTTGTTCAGTTTGATGTTGCATTTACTTATTTATATCATGTTATTGATAAAACAAGATACGGAGCAACAACAACATTCGCATAAATAGGTAATAAAATAGACAGTATTACCAGCCCACTTGAAGATTAATCTTCAACGGATCTATTAAGGTCTAAAGGGAAAATAATCCCTTTAGACCTTTTTATTTGGAGAAAAGTATGGCAAAGTTTTTAATGGATATAGAGTCATATAAGACAAGATTTACTGGTGGTGCAAGACAATATTTATTTTTTGTATTTTTAGATATGGGTGCTCCAGTAACAAATATAAAATCTGGTTCACAAACATTGGAAGCATTTAAAGAAATGGCATCTTCTGTTTTATCAACTTTTGGATTTGGAGCTAGCAAAGACTTTTATCCTTATCTTGTGAAATCAACTAATTTACCTGATTCAACAATTGAAGAAAAGGTTATTCCATTACAGGGTTTTAATTACAAAATACCGGGAGATCGTGTATTCTCTGATTGGACTGTAACATTTAATATAGATGATAAAGGAGAACTCCTTGATAAACTTCATATATGGCAAAATAGTATGATTAGTATAGATGGTGGTTCACCATTTTATAAAGGATTAAATAGTCGTAAACAAATGGTTTTTCTTGTTGATTATCAAGGAAATTCATTTGCAAAATATGAAATATTTGGTGCTTGGCCTAAATCAATAGGACAAGTTTCAATGGATTATACAGCTAATGGTATAGCAACAGTTGATGTAATATTTTCATATCTATATTTTAAATATTCTAAAGATGTTCCTTCAGGATTACAAAATTTAGTAAAACAAGGTGTTAATACATTATCGGGTAAATAATTATGAAAGTTCAAATGGATGTTAATTCTTATGCTGCTTCGTTTACAGGTGGAGCAAAACAGTATAACTTCTATGTTAATATGATATTTCCAGGCTGGGGTAATGCGGCAAAAGCTACAATTCAGCAAGCTATGGCTGGTGGATTTGATAGTTTAAATACAGAAAATTTAATAGAAACAGGATTAACTGCTGGAAGTTCAGCACTTAGTGTTTTAAATACTCATGGTGGTATGAAAGGAATAGAATTTTATGTTCGATCAAGTAGTTTACCAGAATCAACATTTGAAGAAATAACTACTGGTTGGATGGGACATGAATATAAAATGGCTGGAAAACAAACATTTAATGATTGGTCTGTAACATACAATGTTGATAAAAATGGATTATTGCTAAGAAAATTTTATAATTGGCAGAAAATCATTCATGATTCAGAATCAAATACTTATGGTAAGCCTGTTATATATATGACTGATCCTGAAGTTCATTTATTAGGCTATGATTCTGGTGAAACAGTTTGTGTTTATAAACTATATGGAGCATGGCCAAAAACAATAGGACAAGTACAGCTAGATTATGGTAATAGTGATATAGCAACTGTTGATATAACATTTACATATCAATATCATACTGTAACTGAAAGTGAACCTGGCGCTTTATCACAAATAATGAAACGTGGTGTAAGAAGTTTCTTTCAAATGGGTGGATTGGAATCAGCTGGTAAACTTTTCAATACTAAATAATTATCAAAATTTGAAATTCCTTTTACAAAAGGTGAATTACCAAAGATTAAAAGATTAGAGTATATTGGAACTAATTATTATAGAAATAATAATTTTATAATAAAACGTGGATAATAGGAGGATGTAAAAAATGTCAAATTTTAAAAGGTATTTAAATATGTATACTTTTGAATCAGAACTTCCAAGTGATGGTTCGATTGTTAAGTACAAACCAATAACAACAGGTCAAATTAAAAAGTTGTTGTTATATGAAACATCAGATGATCCATCTTCAATAGAAGAAGCTCTTGATGAACTTATAAATGAATGTGTTGTTTTTCCAGAAGATTTTGATGTAAAATCAATGTATTTACAAGATAGATTTTTTCTTCTGGTAGAAATAAGAAGGGCAACAAAAGGAAGCAACTATACTTTTCAAACTAAATGCCCTGAATGTGATTCACAAACATCACATACTATAAATTTAGGTGAATTACCATTGAAAAAAATGGATAGAACTAAAATATTACCACCTATTGAAGAAGAACCAGTTGATAAAACACCTAAAAAGAAAGCAAAGAAAGGTTCATCAATATCACTAATAGAAGTAGGAAAAGAACCCAAAAAAGTTGAAATTATAACAACAAAAGTTGATGATGATTGGAATATTATAAAAATAAATGATAATTTGTATATCAGAATTGAATTGATAACAAGACAAATACAGTTAGATGCTCTTGAAATTTTGAAAAATTCAACCAAAGATACTGAATTGACTGAACTTCAAAGAGCTGTGATGTTATCTACGATAACAAATGCACTTTGTATAAAATCAGTTATCACACCAGAAGGTGAAGAAGAAATTGATATAAATGATAGAATATATTTATTAGACAATCTAACACAAGATGAAATGGCAAAATTAACTGAATGGTTTGAATCTAAAGATTTTGGATTAGACTTTACTATACCAATAAAATGTGAACATTGTGGTAATAGCACAAAAAGAGAGATACCATTAGACAGTTTTTTTTACTAATTTACTTGGTGACAGCAGGTAGCAATCTCCAAGTGATAACAGAAGAACAATATTACTTAGCATCAAAAGCTAATATAGGTATAGAAGAAAGTAATTTGTTACCAGATTTTGAACGAGAAGCATTGTTAAATCTTGTTATAAGAGATATGAAAACAAAAACAGAAAACTTAAAACATGCTGCACAACAAGATAAATTGATTTTTGGAAGGTAGTGAAATATGCCAGTACCAACAATAGACCCTTCAACAATAAGATTGCTTAACACATCTATTACAGGGCTTACATCATCAATAAATGGACTTATTAAAATACAGAATAAATCTATGCCTTCTTCTAAAATGACAGAAAATGCTGAAAAAATAGATAAAGAATACAGAGATAAAAAACATAAAGATGAATATGCTGCTTATTTAAAATCATTAAACGAAAAATACAAATTAGAAAGAAAACTTTGGCAATATAAATGGACAAAACCATTTATAAAGACATGGACTTGGTTTTTAAATACTAAATTATTTGCATCTTTCCGTGATGGTTGGAATAGATTAACCGGTGTTATTGGTAAGCATTTTCATGATGTTCTTGGTGAACTTGGTGATGTTTTTGAGCTTGGAAAAAGCCTATTTAAATTTGGTTGGGGAATCTTCAAAGATATAGGTTCTATTATAAAGAAAATAGCAATTTCACCATTTAAAATGATGTTTTCAATAGGAAGAAAACAACTTCAAGAAGAAAAAGAACAAACTGGATGGCTTAAAAGAATATTTGGTATTTTATCAGGTGGTGGTAAATATACTGGTAAGAAAAAAGAACCAAAGCAAGATGAAAAAGAACAAACTAATATTCTCAAAAGAGTTCTTGGAATATTGTTTGGGCAGAAAAGATTAGATGAACTTCAATTTTTGAAAGAAAAAAAGTTAAAAGAAATGGAAGAAAAAAGGGGATTGGGTAAACTAACTCCTTTTAGTAAAGCATGGAGAAAACAATTTAAAGAATCTTGGATTGATGTTAAGAAAGGTTGGGGCTCTGCTAAACAGTCAGTTTCTAATGTAGTATCTTCAAAATTTAGCGGTAAAAAAGATGATACAGGAAAAGGGGGAATTGATTTTACAGAATTAGCATCGGGATTAATTACTTTAATACCGTTATTAATACCACTTATTCCGATGATTGTAAAATCAATTATTGGTGCTGGTGCTTTATCAACATTATATAAAATTATGAGCAGTGATAGTGATTTCTTTGGATTTTTAAAAGAAATATTAGGAAAAGCTTGGAATATTACTGGAGATGTGACGAAAAATATAGTAGAATTTACAAATGAAAAAATAAGAAAAGTTAAGAAAGATGAAAAAGGAAAATATTCTGGTATTAAAGCTTTAGAAAGTTATGGTGATACTTTTACTGAAATATCTGGTGCGGGAATAGGAGCAGGTGCTGCTCTTAAAGCTAACAAATATGCTGATATATTAAAATCAACTAAAATGGGAATGAGTGGATTTGGTGGTGGTGAAGTTGAAAAACCTGGTTTGATAGGAAAAATTAAAGGATTAAATTGGAGTGGATTGATAGATTCAGAAAAAGTCAGTCCAATAAGCACAACATCAAAAGCATCTAATGTTTTAAAATGGTTGACTGAAAAAAATGAAGCTATTGGAAAAATAAAAGGTGTTGGATTCCTTTGGAGAAAATTGGGACTTTTTTCCGATGTCATGGAAGGTGTTAATGAAACCATGAAAACAGGTAGCCTTCTTAGAGGACTTGTTATTGGTGGTGCACATACAGTAGGTAGAATTGGTGGTGGTGCTATTGGTGGTGCTATTGGTGGAACAGCTGGTTCTGCTGTTTTACCTGGCATAGGTACAGCAGCGGGTACAATAGCTGGTGGTGCTACTGGAGCTCATTATGGAGTAAAGTGGTTGACTGGTTTTTTCAGAGAAATATTGGATACTAAAGAAGAAAAAGAAAAAGCACCTATTGATTCTTCAAGTTATTATGAAAAAGTAAATCAAGCTGAAAATTCTGGTAAAAAAGAAGGAAATCTATATGGTTTTAAACAACTTGCTTGGAATGAATTTAAACCATCAGGAGCACCAAGCAGTGTTTTATTAGCTACAGAAGAACAGCAACGTCAGGCTATTGAAAATTATACAAAAAAATCAATATCATTATTAACAGCCAATGGACTTGCTGTAACACCGTGGACTTTATATGCTTGTCATCATTTTGGGCATACTGCGGGAATAAACGTATTAAAAAATGAAATAGCAAAAGTATCTGATACATTATCAACAACAGCAATGACAAAAAATCCATATATTAGCGAAAATAGGTTAGAAACAAATGCTGATTTGAAAAGATTTTGGATTAATAGAGGATTTAATGATACATCAATATCAGTTAATGAAGAAGTTGATACAACTCCATTAACATATTATAATAGCCCTATGGGAGATGCTATTTCAGAAGTTCCACAATTATCTGGACTATCGTCACCTTTTAAAGAAAGAGTAGCTAATGCTTTTGATGCATTTAGATCAAGATATGGTAGATTTCCAATCATTGCATCTGCAAGACGCACAACAGAAGAACAAACAAAGCTTTATAATGATTATATAAGTGGTAGAACCAGAACAAAAGCAGCTCCTCCTGGTAAATCATATCATGAATATGGTCAGGCAATAGATATACATAAACATGATATAAATGCTGTAAAACCATTTATGGAGTCTGCTGGATTGAGTTTACCAATGCCTGGGATAGAACCATGGCATTGGCAATTAAAAGGATTAAGAAATTTTGATGATCTTCAAAGAGCTGGTTTAGATACAAGTGCTACATCTTATGTATCTTCTTCTCCAGCATCTTCTCCTTTAACTTCTATTGATGATTTTTATACGCCGATAATGACAGCATTTACAAAAGGAATGTCAACTATATTATCTAGAAATCTTGGTATTGCGGGTGATCCAATGTTTGGAATGCCTTTTGATATTTCTAAATCATCTGAAAAAATAAAATCAAGTATGATTGGAATGTTACCAGTTATAAAAAATGTTATGAAAAATGCAGTTGAAGAAAAAAAATCTGAAATAGATAGTGCTATGAAATCTATTGGTGAAATAAATTTTGGTAAAGAACTAACTGGTATAGGAAAAAATATTGAATCTAGTGCAAAATCAGCAATAGGTGAAAGTTCAGAAATGAAATCTATTGGTGAAATAAATTTTGGTAAAGAACTAACTGGTATAGGAAAAAATATTGAATCTAGTGCAAAATCAGCAATAGGTGAAATAAATTTTGGTAAAGAACTAACT